CCATCAACCCTAGCTCCGTTGGTAAAGGAGTACGATCAAATCATCGGACACAACTTAATTGGTTTCGACGCGCCAGTGTTGCGGACAGTGTGGAACATTGGGATCAAGAAGTCGAGTGCGGTAGACACATTGATTCTTTCAAGACTTTTGAATCCACAGCTAGAAGGCGGACACAGCCTCAAGGCATGGGGCAGGAGACTATCTAACAACAAGATTGAATTTGACTTTGAGGACTTTGATAATGGCCTTACTCAAGAGATGCAAGACTATTGTATCCAAGACGTTAAGCTTACACGGGATTTGTATCTCCACCTTATGGGCGAGCTTGACCAATGGTCTGATGCCACGCAGAGTATACTACTGGAGCACGACATCGCAGTGTTATGCAGACAGCAGGAACGCAACGGGTTTAAACTCAATGTACCTGCGGCTATCTCTCTACGCAATGAGCTTACAGATCAGATGGATTATATTGAAGCTAACGTGCAGAGTGTATTTCCTCCGATTGTTGAAGAACGTTGGTCTGAGAAAACAGGCAAGCAACTGAAGGACAAGGTGACAGTGTTCAACCTAGCATCACGGAAGCAGATTGCTGATAGACTACAGACCCTAGGTTGGAAGCCATCAAAGCACACAGAGAAGGGACAACCTATTGTAGATGAAGGCACACTGGAGAACATCGAGATACCAGAAGCACAGATGATTGCAGAGTATCTAATGATGCAGAAACGTGTCGGCCTGATCGACTCATGGTTGAAACATGTCGATGAAAACACAGATCGTGTACATGGTGCGATCATTACTAACGGTGCTGTCACTGGACGTATGACACACCATAGTCCCAACATGGGACAGATACCTAGTGTTAACAAACCATATGGTGAACGTATTCGTAGCCTTTGGACTGTTGATCGTGGTCATGTTCTGGTGGGTACTGACTTAAGTGGGATCGAGCTACGATGTTTGGCTCACTACATGCAAGACCCTGAGTGGCAGGAGGAATTATTGAATGGAGATATCCATCAGAAGAACGCAGATGCCGCAGGCATTACGAGACCGCAGGCTAAGACTCTCATCTATGCAACCCTTTACGGCGCGGGAGCCGCAAAGATTGGTAGTATTGTCGGCGGAGGTGCGCGTGAAGGGCAAGAGGTCTTGTCGCGCTTTTATGCTAACACCCCTGCATTATCAAGACTTATGGAAAAAGTTAAGAAAGTGGCAAGCAAAGGGTACGTACCTGGGTTGGATGGTAGAAGAATCATTGTTAGATCTGAGCATGCCGCACTCAACAGCCTCCTTCAAGGTTGTGGGGCTATCATTGCAAAGCAGTGGTGTATTGAAGCACACCAAAAGTTTAAGCGACTTTGCGTACCTGTGCGGCAAGTTGCATTTGTACATGATGAAATTCAAATTGAAACAGAGGAGAAGTATGGTGAACAGGTTGCACAAATCATGTGCGAGTCTGCCTCACAAGCAGGGATTACCTTGGGCTTTCGTTGCCCAGTAGATGCCGAATCAAAAATAGGAAAAAATTGGTTTGACACACACTAAACTTGTGTGTTATAATATATAGTATACCACCAACAAAAGGAGAATGGTATGGAACAAACACAACGTGTAAAGATTAAAGCTGACGTAATGTGGGCTTACTTGGATCGTCAGAACGAGATGTCTGGCAAGTATCAGGTGGATCTTTGCAACCTGTCAGATGCGGCAGTGAATGCTCTGGAAGAGATGGGCCTCACTGTACGTCAGAAGGACGACAAGGGATACTTCATCACTTGTAAGTCTAACAACCCAATCAAAGCATTCGACAAGAATGGCGACATCATTGACGGTATTTCTATCGGCAATGGTAGTAAAGCTGAAGCCCTTGTCGGGTTTTATGAATGGCGTTATCAGAAGAAGGAAGGTGTCTCTCCTTCTTTGAAGAAGCTTGTGATCACAGAGATCCAAGCCTATGAGGATGCAGAGTCTGTGTCCGACATGGGTGACGACGAGGTACTGTAACATGAGCCATGCCCTTATAGATGCTGACATCCTGGTTTATCGCATTGGCTTTGCCACGAACGATGACTCAGAAACTATTGCATTACGGAAGATGGCAGGATTCTTGGAAGACATCCTGATGATCGAGCTACCTGAAACTCAGACGTGGGAATTGTTTCTCACAGGTAAGAATAATTTCAGGAAGCAGGTGGCTGTCACTGCACCTTATAAGGGCAATCGCAAGTCAGAAAAGCCTAAGCACTACGGATTGTTACGTGACTACCTTCAGTATTCTTGGTCTGCACATATTACAGACGGGATCGAGGCAGATGACATGCTAGCAATCCGTGCTCAGGAACTTGGAGACGATAGTGTAATGGTGACACTCGACAAGGACTTGGATCAAGTGGTTGGGTGGCACTACAACTTTGTTAAGAAGATCAAGTATTACATCACAAAGGATGAAGGACTGCTTAACTTTTACAAGCAGTTCTTGGTTGGTGATCGTACTGATAACATCATCGGTGCTCAAGGTATTGGTGATAAGAAGAGTCACAAACTGTTAGAGGGAAAGACAGAACCAGAGATGTGGGACATAGTGGTTGAACACTTGGGGGAAGAACGAGCCATCGAGAATGGACACCTCTTGTACATGCTACGCACTCCGACAGATCGTTTCACCCCGCCAGTATGACACGGGGAGTCAAGAACAAAGCAGGAAACACATGGACATCTGCACGATACTTTGGTTTCATTCGTTCGGCATTACGCAGAGCATGGACTAGGTATCCTGTCAGGTATCAGGTGATGGACGAGGCTAGAAAGCCATACAAAGGTAAAGATAAACGCACCAAGTGGGTGTATCAATGCAAAGAATGCAAACAATTATTCAAGTCAACTGAGGTACAGGTAGATCACATCAAACCTGCCGGTACTCTCAAAGACTACAAAGACCTACCTTCTTTTGTGAAGACGTTGTTCTGTGAAGCAGACAACTTACAAGTGTTATGTAAGGAATGTCACAAGAAGAAGACAATAGAGGAGAGAAAATGAGCAGACGTTTTGATGATCTGATGGAGTACCAACATGGTGGTGATCACTACACAAGCAAAGACATACAACCCTGGGAAGCAATGTCCGCATGGATGACTGAAGAGCAGGTCAAAGGTTTTATGTTGGGTAATGTAATCAAATACATAGCACGGTTTCAAGACAAGGGTGGCAAGATTGATTTAGAGAAGGCCAAACATTATCTTGACAAGTGCATTGAACTCTGGTAGAATAGTAGGTTTTCCGTGCTCACACATGAAGAAATAAAAGAAAAGCTTAAACAACTCGATGAGATTACTTTAATGGAAACACTAGAGATATCATCTGAAGATATAGTGAACAGATTCGTAGACCGGATTGAAGAAAAACAAGACACACTGGAGAATGAATTAGATGACTCAACACCTTGGGATAACGATTGATTATGAAAGAGACTCTCGCCTCAGTGACCAAGCTATTAAACTCATGCAGGACTACTACATGCTTGACCATGAGCAGTCTCCTCAAGAAGCTTTTGCGAGGGCCGCAGTTGCTTACTGCTATGATGACCTCGATCTTGCTCAAAGGATTTACGACTATGCTAGTAAAGGTTGGTTTATGTTTGCGTCACCTGTGTTGTCGAACGCACCTGAACATGGCAGAAACAATCGGGGCTTGCCTATTAGTTGTTTCCTTACTTACGTGGGCGACAATCTTGATAGCCTTATTGAACATAATGGTGAAGTAGCATGGCTTTCCGTAAAGGGCGGCGGTGTGGGTGGGCATTGGTCAGACGTGAGGGGGATCAGCGACAAAGCACCAGGCCCGATCCCATTCATGAAAGTAGTGGACGCACAGATGACAGCCTACAAACAAGGGAAGACACGGAAAGGGTCTTACGCCGCATACTTGGACGTAAGCCATCCTGATATCGAGGAATTTATTTCCTTCAAAGTGGCGACAGGTGGAGACATCAATCGCAAGTGTTTTAATTTATTCAATGCTGTGAATATCACAGATGATTTTATGGAGAAAGTAATCAATGATGGAGACTTCAATCTTACAGACCCGCACACAGGAATTGTCAGAGATACAGTCAAAGCTCGTAAACTTTGGCAACGAATCCTTGAAGCTAGGTTCCGAACTGGTAGCCCTTACCTTAACTTTATCGACACAGCCAGACGAGCTTTACCAGAAGCTCAAAGACGGCTTGGACTCAGCATTAATGGGAGCAACCTCTGCAACGAAATCCATCTCGCAACAAGTGAAGAACGCACAGCAGTCTGTTGCCTCTCCTCCGTTAACCTCGAATACTACGATGAATGGAAATCAAGCGGCATGGTTGCAGATCTGGTCAGATTCTTGGACAACGTCCTTCAATTCTTTATTGACAACGCACCAGAAGAACTTGGAAAAGCTGTTTACTCAGCATACAGAGAACGTTCAATCGGTCTTGGAGCAATGGGCTTCCACGGATACCTCCAAAGCAAAGACATAGCGTGGGAGAGTTGGCAGGCGGCGAGTGAAAACTATGCAATCTTCAAAGACATCAAAGCCCAGTCTGTTGAGGCCACATACTCACTCGCTGTGGAGCGTGGTGAATGTCCTGATGGAGTGGGTTATGGTGTTAGAAATATGCATCTGTTGGCTGTTGCTCCTAACGCTAATTCTAGTATCCTATGTGGGTGTTCTGCTAGCATTGAACCACGTATTAGCAACTGCTATGTCCATCGTACTCGTGCCGGTAGTCATACTGTTCGTAATCCGTACTTGGAGAAACTCTTAGATGACAAGGGACAGAACACTAAGAAGGTATGGCAGAGCATCCTTGAGAACGAAGGCTCTGTACAGCACTTGGAGTGGCTGTCAGCCGACGAGAAAGATACGTTTAAGACAGCGTTTGAACTCGATCAGGGATGGGTTGTTGAACACGCCGCTAAAAGACAAGAGTTTATATGTCAGGGGCAGAGTGTTAACGTGTTCTTCCCATCGGGTACTGACAAGGCTATTGTCAATCAGGTACACCTCAAAGCGTGGAAGGAAGGGCTTAAGGGATTATATTATCTACGCACGACTGCAGGTGTTACAGCGGAGAAGGTTGGGACTAGAGTGGATCGTAATGCGCTGAAGGACTTTGAAGACGATGATGTCTGTGTGAGTTGTCAAGGATAGCGCAGAAAAGTAGGAGTACATTACATAAAATGTAATTATCTATGCATAGGAATACTATGCTAAGGAAAACATATGCAAACCGGAATGTATGATGCTGTTATTAATTGGATCTTTGATTGGTGTGTTTGGTTTCTTATTGAAGTTGCTCCACATTTAGGATTAACTTATGAAGAAATTAATATCTACATGTTTATTATTATCCAACCAGGATTAATACTTTTGTTTATGGTGCTTTGGTGGAAAGAAAGATTTAAAAGGAAACGTTATGAAAGAAAACTTAAACAAAATCTTGTGTAGACTAGAGTTAATCAAAGACTCTGATCCTTTTAACAAAAAAATATTAAACGATTGCTTTGATCTATTCAAAGAACTAGACACAGAATTAGAACGACTAAAGTATCACAATAATAATCTTATGAATGTGATATATCAAAATCAAGAATCACTGGAGAACTTAAATGCCCCTACTGGAGAGTAACGTAACATACAAACCATTCGCGTACCCTTGGGCTGTGACGTATGCAACAGAGCATGAACGCATTCACTGGATAGAAGATGAACTGGAGCTACAGACAGATGTCAATCACTGGAAATCAGGGGTACTATCGCAGGCAGAGAAGCACCACATCACCCAAATCCTGCGGCTATTTACACAAACAGACGTTGCGGTGGGAACAAACTACCTTGAGTATTATATACCCAAGTTCAAGAACAATGAGATTAGAGCCATGCTCACAGCCTTTGCTTCTCGTGAGTTCATCCACCAACGAGCCTACGCCCTGCTTAACGACACTCTTGGACTACCTGAAGAAGAGTTCACAGCCTTCTTAGAGTATACCCAAATGTCTGCAAAACTGGAGTTCATGTCCGGATTAGACGTAAATAGTATACATGGTACAGCCTTGTCTATTGCTAGATCAGTGGTCAATGAAGGCATGAGCCTCTTCAGTGCGTTCGCAATGCTACTCAACTATCAAAGGTTTGGTAAGATGCCAGGTATGTGTACTGTTGTGGAGTGGAGTGTACGTGATGAGAGCCAACACGCAGAAGGAATGGCTAAACTATTTAGGGAGTTCTGTAACGAACACCCACGGATTGTGAACGATGATTTTAAGAAACATATATACGAGATGTTCCGCACTGCAGTCAAGCTTGAAGACAAGGTTATTGATCTTGCGTATGAGATGGGTGACTTGGAAGGTTTGTCGGCGGCAGATGTCAAGCAGTACATTCGTTACCTCGCAGACCGCAGACTACTACAGCTTGGCCTCAAGACCAACTGGAAGGTTAAGGAGAACCCTCTCCCGTGGATGGAGGAACTGTTGGGTGGTAGTAGCATTTCTAATTTCTTTGAGAAGAGAGTCACAGACTACAACGCACACGGACTAGCAGGAGAAAACTGGGGATGGTAAAGATCTTTGAAGTGTACTGTGGTGATCGTTACGTTGGACGCTATAGAGACTACACACCAGAAGGTGCTATTGAACAGGCATACATGAAAACAGGGAGTGCTTCAGCCTATACAGGCAATGCACGACACATGTATAAGGCGACAGAATTATGATGGTAACTTGGAAGTTCCACCATGTGTTTGGTTTGTCTGCAGAAACAGTGCAGAGTCAGCCAGTGCTAGGGTGGAAAGATGATGAGACAATTGAAGATGCTACGGTGTTCTTCTTTGATGGGTATATTATTAACATCCCATTTGTAAAGATTATGATCGGGGATATCTTTGAGGTGTTTGAGTAAAACAAAGCCCCTGTGATGGGGCTATAGATTCTCCAGAGTTGCCCCTCATTGCGAGGGGATTTTTTATTTTAAACCAGGAACTTTGAATACGTCTTCATCTGGTAAAGTAAACTGACCTTGAAACTCTTTAGCTTCAAACTTCTCAAGCCCACCACCAATGTAGTTGTACCAAAGTCTTCCAAAGATAGGAGATCTAGCTAGCATTTTAGACTCTTCTGCTGTAAGTTCTCCATTTGACAGTGCGTTCAAATCTTGACCAACAGCATTAAGGTTATCTACTAACACACCCCATCCACCTAAGAGCGTATCCTTAGCAACTTCACCAAGCTTACCTGTCTCACTGACAGTGTTCAGTGTATACTCAGAAGCCATCAAATACTTTAACATGTTCTCTATGTAGTTGTCGAAGATCTCATCTGCGTTGAAGCCACGGCCTAGTGCTAAGTCCTTCACTTCATTAATAGCCGCACCTGTTGATGGTACAATAGCTAGGTAGGCCATTGCATTTGCCAATGCCTCTTTTTGTTGTGCCCTGTTACCTGATAAAGCTTTTTTACCAATATCATTACGAATCAAGTCAAGCTGTTTAATCATGTATGATTTAAGCTGATAAATTACACGGCCATTCGGCATCTGCAGATACTTCACAGGCATCTCAGACAGGAACACAGGCTGTACATTTGCAAGCTCACCTAATGTGTACATCTTCACTCTGTCAGAAATCGTACCTGCTTTCAGATCATTAATGAGTAGATCAAACTCATCTCCAAACACTTGTCCGTACTTTTTACGCAGTGCGGCAACACCTTTATCAGTGCCTGCCATTTTCTGTGCTTTGATCAAAGCTCCATTAATCAAAGTGTTCTTACCAAGACGATCTACAAATCTAAAGCCAGACATACCTAGTACTGTATTCAAGATACGGCTAGTGAGTCTCTTACTTGTCAGGAATTCTTGAGCAATAATATCTTCTACGCCAAGCTGACGTACATCAAGTTTCTTTTTACCTAACAAAGCTTTGAGTGTTGGCATCAATCCATTGTAGTATGCGGCTAACCCAATATCACCAATCTGTGTTAGTGTTGCAATAGGATCACCAATGGTAGTGAGGTATCCAGTGTTACGAATGTCTTGTAACAGACCTGCCGCAGACTTTTCACCCTCACCAAATCGAGCCTTCAACAGACTCATAGCCTCTTCAATGTCATCACCCTTCAATCGCCCTGCATCAATCTCTTCACGTAACAAAGCATTGATACTGTTCTCTACATCTAAGTCTACGGCATCCTTATTTGAACGGCCAGTACCAAAGAACCTACGCTTTTCAATATCGTGTGCCGTTTGCTTCACGTAGTGGTGCAGTGCTGTGATAGGATCTTCATAGTCATCTAACAATCTGTCATCAAGCTGTCCAATCAGACGTTGCTTTGTTGCTGTTGGTGCTGTTGAAGGCCGTGCACCTGGACTGATTATAATTGTCTTGTCATCAGGGAAACTAATCTTCCTTCCTTGAAGCATTTCAGACAGGATAAGTTCTTTCTCTTTGTTAGATAGCTGTGGTTTGTTTAGCTGTTTAGCTCGTTGCGCCCAAATCTTTTCAACATCTGCCAGTTGCTTACCTGTCAACTTAGACTGCAGAGCTTTCAAATCCTTGACAACACGAGGGAAGTAGTTAGGAATTTTATTAACGTTATACCCAACACCTACTAAGTTATCAAAGGTGTTGTTTAAATACCCTGCTACATTATCAAACGCAGGAATCAAGTCTTTGTTGTGCTGTGCAAATAATGCACGAGCCGCATCAAAGTCTCCGTTAAACATGTGGAGAGAGGCTTGTCTTTGCACTGCTTTAGGCAAACGTTTAAAGCCTTGAGAGAATGGTTGCATAATCTCTAAGCCTTTGGCCGCCATGATGTGGCTACGTGTTTCAAATTCTAAGAGTCGATTTGCAAGCGTTGGTGACACCTTGTTTAGATTAGTACGCATTACACCAAGCCACTCGTCAATACGAGGAAACTTAATACGTGATCCCACGGGGTCTGCTTGATAGGCTTTGAGTTCTACAATTTTCTGAGCTTCAGACTGTGAAGGTACAATAAATTTCTTAGAGCTACCCCCGACAATTGTGGCAAGCTCATCTTCACCAAGACCAGTTGTTTCTTGGATGTACTTAGGCATATCTTTAAATTCAACACCTTTAGCTACACCTTCAGCAATCACTGTGTTGATATCATCTACGGCATTGTCAGCTTCCTGAATAGCCTTGGCTTGCTTCTTAGCCTTGTTAGCCTTCATCACTTGACTAACGCCCTTACCTGCCGCACTTAACGTATAGGCTAACGCAGGAGCACCGACAGCACTAAGCCCTGCAACAGCGGCTGTCTGTACAGGATCAATAGACTGCTTGTTTACTGTCTGAGACAGTGCATCATACTCTGCACCAATAACACCTGCTGTCAAAGCCATTGTCTTGTAGGTCTGACCAATAGGAATAGCTGTTGTAGGGTCTAACAAACTACCAACTACTTTACCTGCTGTAGCAACACCAGAGTCTGCACCACCAGAAGCAATAACATCTCTGTATTCTGCTTCAAGCTGTGCATCACGCTGTTCTTTTAAGAATGCCACACGCTGTTTAGTATCCATGTTAGCCCATTCAGGGCCATATGCTTCTTCAGGAGAAATGTAGTTGATATCAAATAAAGAAAATCTACCTTGCTCATCAGGCTCTAAAAATTGTGTTTCAAGTCTACCTAATGGAGCTAATGCTTCCATCAGAATACTTAGATTTCCTGTGAATGTTTCACCTGCGGCAATACCATACTGAAGCTTATCAAGTGTACTCACTGGCCCAATCTCTTCAGACTGTTCCCACGTAGGAACTTCTGCTTGAGGTTGTTCAGGCTCCGGTACTTTGACAACAATGTCAGCTTCTATTGCTTTACTCTGTTCCCAAGTTGGATCAGCCATTAGTCAACATACCTTATAAACTTCTTAGTTTTGCTATCAAACAAAGCTACTCTGTCGCCTACGTACCTACGAACAGAACCTTCTGGGTCTGCTTGTGCCGTTGGTTCTGGTGTAGAATTAGGAGCACCTTGAGGCACTTGTTCAGGTTGTAGAGTAAATACAGGCCCGCCAGTAAATGGTACGTTTACACCTAAGAATTCTGATGGCGGTTGCTGTCTTAACAACCCTTGTTTTCTAGCCATTTCTAATGCCATTTGATATGCGGCATTAGGATCTGTTCCTTCTTTTTGCTTAAGTATCTCTTGTACTTTACCTGCCATCCATGCTGCTAATGCACTTTGCTCATCACTAGATAGTTCACTAGCCATTGGATCTTGTTTAATCCAAGGCATAGCCATACCCGCTTGACCTACTGTTGGTACTGTTGTTGCAGGTTGTGTCGGAATACTTGCTCGTTTAGTAGCACCAGGAGGCATAGCTCTAGGTTTTCCATCTGGGCCTTGAACAGCAAGTTGTCCATTATATGTACCACCTGTAACTTCTGTTCCATCAGGAAGAACATAAGGAGCTAGGTTAGCCCACTTACCTTTGCCTTCAGCGGCTGTTTTAGCTTCAGTGTATCCAATATCTGCTATTTGTTTTCTTACAGTGAGTAAGCCACCGATAGATTCCCTAGCTCTAGCACGAGCATTTTCTGCTTCAACAGAAAACCCTGCGGCATCTAGTCTATCTGCAATTGTATCGTACAACCCTGCCGCCTTAGTTAAACGTTGCATCATTAATTCTGCATCTGTTGGTGCTTTAGGTTGTATATCAGGAAGCATTCCGGTTCCTGCTTCAGAAGCTAGTGCCCCTTCAAGCCCACTTAATCGAGCATCAAGTGCTTCTTGTTGAGCCGCTTTAGCTTCAGCTTCTCGCATTTTTTGTTCACGAGCATAATCCATTCTAGCACTTTGAATAACAGCTTCGCCCATTTTGGATCTTTCCATTTCTTTGGAATCACCAAACAAACTGCCTAGAAGCAAACCAAGACCTGCACCTGCTTTTTCATAGCCAGTGCGGCGTCCTGCCATATATTTGTAGGCTCTTTCACGTTCTTCAGCGGCTACTTGTTGTGGAGTTTTCATCCCAAACATTGAATATACTGTATCACCTTTAGCCATTAGTGAACTCCTTTTAATTCAGGATGCGAGTAATCTACCATTAAGTATCCTTCCGGATGTTGAATTACAGCTTCAGGTATTACTTGTTGTACTTCCTGCGCTAGTACACCAAATGTTGGCTCATTACGTTCTTCTTTCCAATCCCAAGTGTAAAGCTTAATACCATTAGGTAGTGTGTCTACATGGTTAATGTTTTCTTTAAATCGAATATCAGATATAAACGGAGCCGCCGTAGCCGCCGCACCTGCAAGCTCACCAAAAAATGCCGCATTAGCTTCCTGCTGACGTTGTGCCATGTCAGCCGCTGTAGCGTATGGAGAGATTGCAAGATTACCTGCACCCAATGCCGCCGCCGAACGAGCCTGTTCAGCAGACAAGCCCTGTGCCATCAACTGACCCTCTAGGCCACTAATACCCTGACCAATACCAAACAGTCCCTGTGCCATTTGACCAAGCTGTGCTTGCTCTCCTAGTGCTTGACCTCTCGACTGTGCGGCAAGCTGTGCTAGGGTTTGTTGTTGAGCACGTCCAAGTCCTAGTGCATCAGGCTGTACCATACCGGAGCTTGCACCAAGTCCTTGAGATTCACCGGCAAGACGTAGCCCTAGTCTACCACCCCCAAACAACCTACTCTGTAGTGCTGTAGCCTGTTGTTCAAATCCTGGTTGGAGCAGTGCTGCTTGTTCACCATAGATTTCTGCGGCACGTTGAGAAGGATCAAAGCCTTGGAATTGAGATAACAATCCCCCTGCACCTGTGAGTGCCTGTCCTAGTAGTGCTTGATACTCTGGAGACAACTCAGTAGAAAATCCACCGTCTCCATAGGATGTCATGCCCGTCCCAGTACGTACCGTGTATGGCTTAAAGTAAGCAGACTCTGCACGACGAGCCGCCTCTTCAATGCCTTGTCCTGCAATCCCTGAACCGCCCTTACCGAACAGTCCACTTACTATACTACCCATATCTATATATGCTCCGTGTTATATCGTCAACGCAATGCGCTTCCTTTACAAACTTATATCCTAGTTTTGTTACAAATTTTTTAAGCTTTGAGTTATCAACCAAACAATAGAATGGTCTGTTGTGTATTACATTCAGTATGCCATGTACATTATAAAATTCTTTTGCAATCGTTGGAGTCCACTTGTGTACATCTGCGTGAGTCCATGTTAGCCCGTCATACATTTCAAAGTAAATCGTGTATGCAGGTTGTATTGCTACTGGTGTTTTGATCAAGCAGTACGCTTCCACATATATGTAACAATGTACGGTTGTAAATTGTTGTGTGCTGAACCACCGCCAGTATCATCTGATTCTACAGGATAACTTGTCGGCGTATCGTTATTACCTGTTAAATTACCTGATCCATTTGAAGGTGCGTTTGTATTATTTAAAGGCACATTGTGTGAGTGTGCAGGTAATTCATCAACGGTCAATGTATGTGTTTTAGCACCGCCAGTTTCTTCTGCTGTGTCAAAGTCTGTATCGCCTGCATCAAGACCAACAAGAGTACGCCCTGCGGCAAACGCTGTCCACGTTCCAGTACCTAGTAATGTACCGGGATTAGTAGATACAGTAGAAATATAAATAGAACCTACTGGATATACAGCGTTAATAATATCTGCAGTAGAAGTTGCGTTGGCTGTTATTTCAGTTTGAACGAAAGCTGTTGTTGCAATTTGTGTAGTATTCGTAGTAGTTGCCGCAGTAGGTGCAGTAGGTGTACCCGAAAGTGCAGGAGAATTCGTGTCTGCCTTAGAGTTAATTGCTGTTTGGATTGCGTTAAACTCATCGTCAATTTCTGTACCCTTGACAACTTTGAGGGGGTTACCTGTGAGCAGTGCATCCTTAGAAGCAAAGTCTGTTGATTTAGTATAGCTACTCATTAGATTGTCCTACCTTGTTTAACATAGACATCCATCTTTTGTATTGACAAAGCACCACCGTTAAGGTCTGCTTCAAATCCTAATTGTAATACTGATCCACTGCCTGATCCCGGCGCACGTACTGTGTCTACCAATGTGCCACCTGAGTATTCTGCAATGTTATACTCAGCTACGTTATACTCGTACACTGTGCCTGTACGTACAGTCAGTGGATAGGAGTTGTATTGGTCACTGTAGTCAAACCCTGACTTAACAACAAAGTCCTGTCCTGTGGCTCCAATGACGGTCATAGACAGACGCTTGAGGATCTTTGTTTGTGATGCCGCACCAAGATCAAAGTAATTTGTAAAGTACACCATACGATATGACTGACCATTGTCTTGATAACCTGTGTAACTAGCAAGGCCATCTTCGTGAGTCATGTATAGCTCACCGTCAAACCCAAGCCAGTCTGTAAACTCCATGTTGTTCCAGATTGTTACACGAGCAGATCCATCTTGTAGTGGTGCTCTCATATCAAAACAATACACTTGCTTAGTTGTTGGGAATGCAAGCAAATAAAATGCATTGGTTGCTGAGTATGCTGACTTAATGTTAGCAGGTGTCTCAGACTCAATTAACTGTACTAAATCATCACGCACGTTTCTTGACAAGTCACGCATTGGTGTTGACTTCTCTTGAATGACTCGACCTAACGACATCAAGCCTGAGTCAGACAAGAATAAAATATCTGTACCTGTGTTCTGTAAG